GCCGGCGAGGCTGGCAAAGATGCGGTCGAACACGCCCAACCGGCTCCAGCGCATAAAGCGGTTGTAAAGCGTCTTGTGTGGACCGTAGTCCTTCGGCGCATCCTTCCACTGCAAGCCGTTCTTGATCACGTAGACGATGCCACTGACCACGCGCCGGTCATCGACGCGCGGAACCCCATGCGGCAGCGGGAAAAACGGCGATATCCGCGCCATCTGGCACTCACTCAACAAAAACAAATCACCCATCGCAGCCTCCTCAATGGAGACTGTGAATCACATCTAAAGCCAAATTAATAGGTCCTGAACCTAGTGAAAAGGCCTCCGGCATCCCAAGACCGTACACGTCTCCGGGGCTCGGGAGTATTTTTGTAACCGCCGCATCTATGCTGAATAAATTACGCTTCGCCGTAAATTTTACAGATTCAACACTCTGAATTATCTTCAAAAAATCATCTACACTTTTATAGAAATTCTTTATCTCGACCTTCTTTCCGATCTTGCTTTTTAAATAATGTGCAATAAATGACTTCTTCTTTGCATCGGATATATACAGGCATTTTTCTTTGTCATCATACAAGCAGAATAACTGCTTTGACAGCTCCACCTGATCTTTCGATCTTGGGTTGGCCTCATCAATACCTAAGGTAAGATTTGCAACATCTTCGCTATATGACGTCTTGTCACCATACTTGAAACTTGACCACCAATACGTACTACTATCAGAAAAAATCTCTACCTTATACACGCTGTGACCATGCAAGTACCTATGGCTGTCTTCCCCCACAATTGGAGAAAAATCAGACATGCTCGCGGTTTTCTCGCCAACAATCAGATGCATTGCAGAAAACTCCAACGCCATCCCAAGCACCCCGTCTCAGCCATCCACATTATGGCGAGACTGGGGCGCTGCTATGATTCAGTCAAGCTAGCTGAACCGGCAACCTATCTATGAGCCGATGTTAGTCAGAACAGATAGTGAACACAAGTCGATTCGGCGGGCCGCATCATGACGCCTCCCCCTTGTCACCGCGAAGCGTGCGTAAATCGCCGTCCGTCAACGTCACGTTCAGAGCCTTTGCGAGCTTGACGATTCCGGCAGGGGTAAACTTCAACGTCTCGTTGATCCCCTCACTACCGTCAGGCTTCTCATATATGGTCGCCTTGTTCGTAGCGTAGCCAGCCTTGCGCTTGTCGGCATATGCTAAGAGCCGCTTGCTGCCGGTCTGACGATAAGCCCAGCCGTTTCGTTGCAACCATGCGACGAACTTGTTCTGTGTGGTCTGAAGCATGGCGACTGCCTGGCGGAGACCGAACAGGTCGTCAGCACCAGCGATCCGGTCGAGGGCGTCGACGTCCTCGCGCATGTCGGCGATCTGCGCGTTCTTTTCCTCGATCCGTACTTTCTGGTGCTCGATCTGTGCAGCCTGATTGGCAGCGAGCATCAGGGCTTCGGCGAAGGTCTGTGGGATGGGGAATTCGGGTGCAGCGGGCTTGGCAGGCTGCTTCACCGCTTCTTCCAGTTCCATCCAGCGGTCTATGATCTTGGCGCGGAGGTCGACGCGGTAGCCGGAAACGAGGATGAGGGTTTCGCGCTTGGGGAGGTTGAAGACCGGGTTCGACTTGCCGGAGGCGTCTTTGTAGCTGCCAGCAAATTTGCTGGCAGTCCCTTCGCCCAGCGTTTCCAGCATGTTGCGGATGTCACGGAGAACGTCAGCGTGGTTCTTGATCGTCAGCTCGGCAATCTCCCGGCTCGACATGGCGAGCGGTTCGCCAGCGGTCGGCGTGAACAGCGACAGCTCATTCTGTGCGGCGGCGACCGGCTCCTTGTTCGCCTCGCGCTCCTGCTGGATGAGTTTGTATGTCTCCCGGCCAGCCGGCAGCGGGCATACCCAAGTGTGGATCGCCTCAATCTCCGATGCGCGATAAGCAAACCGCGCGCTGTGGTCGACCGACTCGACGTAGATCAGCACGTCTTCCGGGGTGCGGGCGTTGGCGGTGTCGCCGAACCTCACGTTCGCGGGCAGGTTTTCCGACAGGATGTACACGACAACTTGGTGATCGCCCGGCCCCAGCGTTTCCGGCCGACGCCACAACGCCACGGCGTCTCTCTTCCTCGGCGGGATAACCGTGCTGAATACTTGCCTCTCAACTCCTTGAAACATGGGAACTTGATGGATGCCGTCCGACTGGATGGCGTACTGCTTCGGCAGTTCATGGGGGACGATGTCGGTTCGGCGGTGCGCTACAGGCGCGCGTGTGCTATTGGCGGGGATAGCCATTCTAGCCTCCTACATAGGCTTGATCGGTTAGGGCAAGCTTGGTGCGGGAACACCTTGCTTGCCCGCTTAAGTTACACAACTTTGTCATGCCGTCAAGGGCATTGCGCATGTTGTGTAACTGGACTATCTTCCGCGTATGTCTGGAGAACTGAAATCTGTGCGCCTACAAATGGTCATCGCCCCCTCTCAGGTGGCGACCATAGACGCTTGGCGGAAAGAGCAGGATGATCTGCCATCACGGTCAGAAGCCATCCGCCGGTTGATTGATCTAGGGATAGAGACTGCGAAGGAGCGCGCTCAACAAAAAGCCCCGCCGAAGCAGGGCTGAAAGATCACGCTAAAGGCGTGCGTGTGATATTCGCGAAGTCGGACGCATTCAAGCTTGCGAACGAGAACGTGTAAAGCATGGTGAACGCCCGGCCCGTGCTGCATGATCCTTAAAATTTCTGCTTTACTGCCACACATTTATATTCAAGCGCCTTGCCACCTTTAACCGTCAATCGCGCGTCACCTGTCAGCCTGTCTGCAACAAACTCCCAATCCCACGCTGCCCCCCAGCCCCCCGAAAAAGACAGCTTATCGACGGTAGAGAAGAAGTTGGTAATCCCACCCGAATGCCCGTCCAACTCTTGCCAGCGCTTTGTGACCCCGACCAAAGCGGCGCTGCCCGTTGGGGCGGATAAGCCATACCCACCATCAGGAGCACAAGGCGTCAGATCCGCGACAAAATCGCCCGAAATGCAACTCACCATGTCACCGAATGCCTTATGGTCGCCAAGGCTTAAGACAATTTCCGGTGCCCCTTTTCGCTCGCAGCGGATAACCCGATCCGCCGATTGCACCACATCGCCGCGGCTCTCCCCTGGCTTCCATGCGCAAATCTCGGCCTCTTGGTTCTTCCAGCATGCGCCATCTGGCCGCATTCTACCCAACCGACCGCTCGGCTTCTGGCTGCCTGGAAACTCGTTGTAATAGCCGAGCGACTGTCCACTAGGCTCGATATTGATAATTGCGAATCGGTCGCCGGCAGTAATCTGAAAGCTGCCCTTCCGAATATCTGGACCGGGGGCGATAGGGCTGAAGTCGCACGGGCCGTCGATCAGTATCTCACCGCGAACAGCGAGCATACAATCAGCGGGGCGCGCGATAGCTTCCCCTGCCATAAATGCTCCCGCAAAAATAATAGCCCGCTTCACCCAACCCACGTCACAATCCTTCCCACAGAAACAATACAGTACCATTAGCCGGCGGACCTGTCGTCAGCATAGCATAATCAATTATCGAACTGCGCTCGCGACGTTCCGTAGAAATCCCTGATTTACCCTCATTTGCACTCCCGCAAACTGCTCTGCTGCCTCGCGCGCATCGCTCATACCCGTTATGTTCACATCTGTTTTCGGATTATAATTCATCACCGTTGACCTATTGAAGACGCTCGGGTCGGGGGTCAAGGGGCGCGCGTCCATCATTGCCGCAATGTTGTCATTCGCGCGGGCTAGGCCGCCGCTTTCGGCGTACCCAGCGAGAGCTTGACTTGCCTGCCGAACGGCATCCAGAAGCGTGGCGTGCGGCTTACTTTGCTGTTCAGGTTGCGGCTGCGCGTCGATCTTTTGCTGATGCTCTCTCTGAAATTTCTCCAAATACTTATTGTATCGCCTGATCAACGTTTGCGCATTCTGCCCCTGTTCAATACCTCCAGGGAGGCTCGTCCACTCGCCCCTAAGCGCCCTGCCAATCCCCGCAATGGTCTCGGGATCGCCCGAGCGAAGGTCGTCGTGCAAATTCCGCCCCGTGGCTCTTTTGTATCTCGTTCTCGCTAGGTACCATGCCGCCTTATCTTGATTGGGAGGGGTGAACTCCTTCAGGCCCAGCGCATTTGCAGCGCCGTCCCATGTTCCTTTTAGCATTTGAAAGAGGCCAGCGGCAGAGCTTGTTCTTCCGGCGTTTGGCCCGCGCCTGATAGGAACGTCTACGCGAGGATGATCTGCATAAGAACTGAATCGACGCCCTCCGTACATGACGTTGTAGGCTGGGGATTCGCTTGATGCAATCGTGGCGAGTAACGCCTTTTGCTCCGGTGTCTCCACTCCGGAAAATGGCACATAACCCGACGCGTCGACTGCTGGTGACGTGCCCGCACCCTCTCCCCTCTCCTTCCCTCCCAACCACGATGGAGCATTACGCTGCCACCACGTTCGGTTATCGCCTCCTTCACCACCGCTCGCCGGCTTCCCTCCCCCTTCTCCAAACCCAAGCTTACCCTTTGCCCAATTCCAGGCTCGGCCAGCCGGGCTTGCATTCCATGCCGACTTCTCCGCTGCCTTTCCTTCATCAATGCGCTGCTGGATCTTGTCCGTGGATTGCTGGCGGTATTCTTCATCAGTCGCGAGCTTGTATGAATCGTATCCAGCGAACGCCCCCAGAGCGACGCCGCCAGCACGGGCCAGACCGCCAAACAGACCAAGAAGGCCCATCCTGCCGCCACCGCCCCTAGCGAGGTCTGTAGCCCCTGCCCCGACCTTCAGAAACGCCCCCAAAATATCCGTCACCCATTTACCGGCGACATAGGCGGCAAACCCGGTGAATGCGATTTGCAGCGCCCCGATGCCGCCAATTTCATCCCCGCCCAATTTCTTGAGCCAGTCAGAAACCGTAGCGAGGGTGTCTTTCAGCTTCTGGATTGTGGGTTCCCACTTTGCCCAATCAACGAGCCCGACCTCGCCCGTCTCCTTCCACCGCTTGTAATCCTGATACAGCGTGACAAGTCCGGCCGCCGCCAGCGCCAATAATCGTATGGGCGAGGACAGCAGCCATACCGCGCCGGCAAGCCCTCCGATCATAATCATTGCGGCCTTCACGGCAGGGTCCAGATCATTGAAGTTGACGATTGCATCGAGGATCATCCGCGACATGTCGAGGACGCCCTTGGCAATGTCGCTGACGACACGGGCGATTTTGCTGCCATGCTCGTCGAGGAACTCCGTAAACTGCTTGATCTGCGGCCCCAGCTCCTTGTTTAACGAGTGGACGATCTTATCGGTAATAACCGAAATGGATTCGCCCATGCTCCGCCAGTGGCCCATGAACTCCTTGGCGGATCGCCCTGCCTCATCGGGATCGAGCCCGAGCTTTCGCAACTTGGAGTTGTATTCAGCGATGTACTTGTCGAGCGGTTCCAGCATCGCCTGAAAGGTGCTTTCATCGATGCCGAACCGCTCAGCAAAAGCGCGAGCGTTCGCGTAGGGCATCGTGCGAAACTTCTCGCCCAGCGCCTTGAATGTCGCAGCGGTGTCGTTGAGATTGACGCCAGAGCCTAGAAAATGCTGGAGAACACCCTTTCCGCCCGGATTGTCCCGCATGAACCGGGCGAGGTTTTCCATCGACTGCCTTGCGCCGGAAGCCGAGCCACCGACCTGCTCAACGGCATAGCTGATCCCCTTGATCTTCCCGGCAGACGATCCAAGCCTGTCCGACGAATAGGCCATTGCCTCCATTTCCCGAGACAGCCGGGCAGTGGCAGCCGTCACGGTCGCTGCCATGACCTGTACTGCCGATCCGAGCGCAAGAGCAGTCTGCGTCATGCTCTTGACGCCCTCGACAAATTTCTTCGCACCAGCCTCATCAATCTTGAAGCCGAGGGCGACGAGGAACTCACGAATGACGTTGGGATTATCGGCCATGGTGGTTATTGTCCGATCTGTTTTGCGCAAATTTGAACACAAAAATATTGACGCAAGCCCCGCCGTTGTGTATAAATATACACAACAAAGGAGCGCTGTTCATGACTTCCAGCCGGGACATCATCAAGCAGATAGAGGCCGATGGCTGGTATTTGGTCGGCACCACAGGCTCGCACCATCACTACAAGCACCCGACGAAGCCGGGAAAGGTGACGGTGCCGCATCCGAAGAAGGATCTGCCGAAGGGTACGCTCCTATCGATCAAGAAGCAGGCGGGGCTCAAATAGCCCCACTAGGAGGTCTCAATGCGATACGTGGCATTTATTCATAAAGACCCGGGCAGCGATTACGGCGTCAGCTTCCCCGATTTTCCCGGCTGCATCTCAGCGGGGTCTACGGTTGATGAGGCGGTGGCCAATGCAATCGAGGCCCTGTCGGGGCATGTCGCTGTGATGGTGGCGGATGGCGATGAAATCCCCCCTCCGCGCGCGCTGGATGGCGTGCTGGCCGATCCGGAGTTTGCAGAGGAGCGCGAGGGGGCAACCTATGTCTACGTTCCGCTGATCCGTGAGAGAGGCGCATGGATCAGGGTCAACGTATCGATGGACTCAGGGCTTGTTGAGGCCATTGATGCTGCAGCAAAACAGCGCGGTCTTACCCGATCCGCGTTTCTCGCAGCGGCAGCGCGGAAGGAAATCGAGGCTGCGGCTTAACGCAGTCTACGTTTTCTTCGCTGCCTCCTGCGCCCGTGCCGAGTTCTCGTCAGAGGCATCCAGCGCCTCGTTCATGATCGCGACATCCACAAGGTCGAGTGTGCCGTCAACGAGGCTTTCGTAACGGCATACTCCCCTCAAGGCCGGCCTCAATAGCCAATCCTCGTGATCGGGCAGTATCACAGGCTCGTAGCTGGGGCCGCCGGTCGTTCTGCGTTCAATCCGGATTGGCCGGCGCGAAAAAAACCGCCGAGATTCCCCTGAATGACCTGGGACACGATGCCGAGAAGCGCCAGCAGATCGATGTCGTCGAACATCATGCGTCTGGCGTTTGCGCTCCATACCGGAGCCCACCCAAGCCCGCCGTCCTGCTGGCGGGACGTAACAGAAAGGCAGATGTCGACGACGTAATCAAAGTCCTCATCGGTCATCGCCGCGACGGCTTTTGTCAGTGGCTCAATCGAGGCCAGATCGGACAATGATCCCGCCTCGGATGCGGATGTAACGCTGACCATCATCGGCGCCAGTCGGCGCACGATATGCGCCTGACGACGGGCATCTATCCGGCCATATCGATATGTATGGCCGCTCGCTTCAAATTGACTGTCCATGCTGGCGGCCCTCAAATTTCCGGCGTGCCGGTGCCGATCTTCTGATCAAGCTGTACGAAATCGAATACCCACTCCATAATCGGCCCGGTTTTGGCATAGCTGTTGGATGGGAATCTGCGGAAAGCGCCCTGTTGGCCGGTAATGCTGTCACCGCGAACGACGTCACGCAGCGAGAACGTATTCCTGCCGTGGTAGGCGCTGGACGATGTCTGATAGTTGTACATGTCCGTCATCTGCGCGTTTGTCGGGCTGGTCTTCAGCAGGCGGATTGTTACAGTGCCAGCGCGGCCGGCATGCAGGTTATGCTGCCCTTGCCCGCCAGCCCCGATCATCATCGTATTTTTGTCGTCTGCCATTTCCACGGTGATGCCCTCTTCGGCAACGCCGGATTCATTCCCGAGGGAAATCGTGGACGTCAAAACAGAACTAAGAGAAATATTCCCCCCAGGCCCAGAAATCGCGGCCTGAATGTCAAGAAAGCTGTATGTTGCCACGCTGAGCCTCCATTATCGATTGATGTTGATCATTACATTGGTGCTGTGAATAGCGCCCGCGAGTTTGGCGGCCACCTGAATCGGAACAGATTTGCGTGCCTCCCGGTCTGCTTGCGCCTGCGTACTGACAGGCGGGGCATAGACATAGAAACCCTTGGCCAGCGTATCCCCAGTGCGTAGCTGGCCAAAGCCGTCAGCGAGCCACACGCCGGGAGCCACAAGGCCATTGTTCACGGCTTGTACCAATGTGGTCTCTATCGTCGTGACGATGCGATGCGTGCCCTCGTCAGTCTGCGGTATCTTCGTCGTGCTCTGATAGAGCAGGTTGAAAACATCCGTCTGTACCGCATCCTTGAGCCAGTCCGTGCCGTGCACTTCATCGAAGAAGTAGCCATTCGCCATCACGCCTTCCTGGATGATGGCTGTATCGTTGGCATAGCGAACGAATACGTTGATGTTCTTGGAGTGCAGCGCAGCGGCCTGAGATTCAGTAAGGCTTTCTGCGACGATGCCCGGCTCCTGCTTGAACTTGAGCGTGATGGTGGTGCGGTTGCCGGTAAAGTCCACGGTAAAGGCGCGGCCATACAACGACGCTGCAGCAAACGGGCTGGATGATGAGTATTGGACAAATGTGTTGCGATAGTTCAGCGCCTTGATGCGGCTGCCGATATCAAGTGCATAGGACGCATCGAGTGACCGGGAGTCCTGCGTTGTGACGCCGAAAATACGGCTGTGGCCTGTGACCTCGATAAACTCAGCTGTCGCGAGAATATCATTGTCGGGCAAATCGCCTGCCGCGATCAACAGGCCATACCACTCCGACGAAACGTCGGCCAAAGCCCGAACGCCGTCGATAAGGGCCTCAGCGTCAGCGCCGTCGACTGGCACAGAGGCATGCGCACTGTCCAATCCGAGCAGTCCCGAGATATCAGTCCCGGTGGAGTGAGCGCTACCGTAGCCAATTTTTGACGAAACACCGCTCGTTGCACTGGTCACATCGAAGCGATTGCTTGCGCTGTCCCAAGTGATCACCGCGCCAGTCAGCTTTGCATTGACCGCCGTCGCAACGCCATTCAGGTTTGTGACCGCTGACAGGTCGACACCTGATACGGTCTTCGGGGCCCCATCAACTGCAATCTTGAACGACCCAGCGGTTACCGCGGTGAACGCGCCAATCTCTTGTTGAGCGACAGACCGAACCCCGCCGTGCAGGACACCAGCCGTCGCCACCCTTGCCCACCGGCCGATATACACCTCTGCCGGGCGCGGAGCCTGGGAGAAAAAGAGGGACGCGGCCTTATACTCTGGCGCGTCAGTGCCAAAATCCTGCGCAATGCCGTCGATAGCGGTATAGCGCCGGATGCGTTCGGCGATATCGATAACGGGCGACGCGCCCGCGATTAAGAGCGCCCCGAAATTGCGGCGCGGGGCCGCCATCGGCGACATATTAAGAGTGACGTTAACAACATTGCTGACTGACAAGCCCTTGGCCATGGTCACTTCTCCACTTCCCAGGGATCGCCGTTGATTGCGCCCTGCGCTGAATTAAGGTTGAGGATTGCGTATTCGCGGGTAATCTCGCGGCGGACACGGATGGTTAGATCTGCACCCCTGATCCACCTCTGCTGCACGAGGCTGGGCACCGATACGACTGCACCGACATCGACAAGGCCCATGTCCCTGAGTTGCAGCGGCTCGCGATTTTGAGCGATCGACAGGCCATCACGGAGGATGCCCGCATAGCGATGGCTGTTCGGGCCGTAGAAGCTCGCAGTCACGCTGACAACCTCGTGCCGACTCAGCGTCGTCGAGCCCTCACCTGCCGAATTGTGGATCTGGACGGCGTTATCGTCCGGCTCTCGGTGGACAATGCCAACGGCCGCCCAATCCGTTTCAGAAGACGGCTGCTTCGGCGGGATCGGCTGCCATCGGGGGCGTACCATCGTCGCAGATAGCCCCGTAATGCCGGCGACCATCTCCTGAAGGAAATCTTCAAGATCATCATCTTCCAGCGGGGACGGTTTTGACGCAGGCGTGAGGTATCCGCCCGTCGCGCTGGTTCTTGCGGACATGGGTGGCCTCGTTGATATTATGGGTTGTGTTAGGGTGAGATCAGGTCGCAGGTTGCCGCGACGAACCCGGCCCCGTACCGCGAATAGTCGTTGACATTGGAAACAGTGTAGCTGCGACCGTTCCAGCTGAGGATGTCGGCGGCGACGTCACCATACCCAGCCGTCAGCTGGAATTGCGTATGGACCATGATCGAGCCCTTGAGCCGCGATCCTGTATCGATGCGATCAAGGATATCGCCGGTATCTGCCGTGACCACGCCGCTGATAGTTGTGGTCTGAGATGTCTCTTTGACGCGGCCATGGCTGTCGACGGATTGCGTCACCCGTGTCACGGCAAGTTCGTCCGCGAACATCGGATCGTTCAAGATGTCCGATACGTCGAGCAGGGGCATTACCGTTCTCCCCTGCCCTTGCTGCCGATGACGTGAGTGATGGATTTGCGAAGCTGCCCGGTGTCGATCAGAGGCTTTTCACTCGTTCTGGGTGCCTTTTTCCGGTTTTTACGCTGATAAAGCGTTCGCTCTGAGAGCGGGGCGAACTCGCCGCTATTGATGACCTTTTTGACCGCATTTTCCGCCGTAATCCCGACCGAAGTCAGAACCTTTGTGACAGCCTCCTTGTCACCTGCCAGCGCCTTCTTTGCGCCGGCCCCCATGCGTTTGGCGATCTTGTCCTCCACGGATTTTATGCCGGGGATCAGAAACGGTCGCGCCGGTATGTTCATGTCCGGCTTGCCGAACTCATGAACATAGCCGATCACAGCATTCGATGCCGGGCCATCCCTACGCCCTGCTTTCTCATCGGGGATGCCAACATATACCTGCTTGTCTGTGAGCCTGCGGATGATTTTCAGCGACTCTTGCAACCGATCTGTAACAATTTTGACGCTCATAGCTGCACTGCCCCTACGCCGATCATTCGGGAGAGCTGAATGAACTGCGCGCCATAAGTGGTGAGATTCCACGCGCCCGCGCCATCGACCGTTGATGATCCTGTATCATAGGAAACGCTCACCTTATCGACGGATTTGGACGACACCACGCCACTGGCTGCCCCCGGCGTGCCGCCCTTCGATGATGACGCCACGGCCTGAGTCTGAAGCGCCAGATTATGGGCCACGAACAGCCCAAGGCCATAATCCAGTAGATCGCCCCATCGATCCACGACCAGCGTCTTCTGCCCTATTCCCACCCAGAACGAGATGCGAGCGTCCGGGAACCGCGTCACGTCACCAAACTCAGGGAAAGCGGCGCGGAACCCGGAGACGTCCATCACGCGACCTCCGCCTCTGCGATGGCGGCAGCGATCCTTTCGTTGCTCCAACGGCCATCGACTTTGACGCCCAGTTCGGCGGCGCGAGCAAGCAAGGCCTCGCGACCGTCCGCTTCACCAGCGGGCAGCGCGGCCTCTGCCTCCAATGCCGGCGCGCTGTGCTCCCCCGACCACCAATGGCCCGCGATATCATCGGTAACATCATGCCCGCCGACCTCGAAACGACGCGTCGTACCGTCGTCCAGCAGGAGGGTGAAAGGCTTTGTTACGTTGATTGTAGCCATCGCCTCAGACTCCGCTGCGGTAGCCGACCGTCTCAGGATACACGACCTCCACCTGACCGATGCGGCCGTAGTACGGCACCTTGACCCAGATGCCCTGATACTGGGGCGCAACGGGCTGAAGCGGAACGATCGGGAAACGCACGAATTCCGGCCGCTGGCTGTACGCAACCATGCGATCTGTAGACGCGCCGGGCAGGAGCGCCTTGTCGAGCCACTTCACCGAGTTGATCTCCAGCGGAATACCGCGCTCCGCCGTCAGGATGTTATTCTCCTTCAGGAAGGCCAAGATCGTGGTGTTCGCAGCCGATGATGCAATCGTGGTCGAGATGTACCCGAACGGCTCAGGAGCAACCAGCAACTTTGTCGGGGGCGACGTATAGCCCGATGCGGCCCAGACCGAAATCAACAGCTCGTTGACGTCCTTGCGGATCTCATCGGCCGTTTTGGTTTTCCACGTCGCTGTTCCCGCAGCGCCGTTAGCGACGTTGCTGGAGTTCGTGACGTGCGTCGAGTTCAGGAGGCCGGTCGCACCGATGTCCGACGACCCAACGTATGCGACCTGATCAAGGTCCATCTGGTGCTTGCGGTTCAGGCCGGCCAGCATCTGCACGTCGATGGGACGCCCCGTCAAGCGGGCAGACTCCAGTTCGGGCACAGTGTACGCCACCTCACTCGCCCACAGCGTCAGCGGAGCGCTGATTTTGCTAATATCGAGCTGGATACGCGGCAGAGTGGTGGTTTCCGCGCCGGCCCATGCGATACCATCCGGCACGACACCGCCGTTGCTCGCGAAGGTGGACAGCGTATAGCTGGTGGAAGTATCGCCGATCTGGACATCGGTGCGCAGGTCAATGTCGCGCTCCCATGTCGTGGCAATCAGCGGCTCATGAACGACCGGGTCGAGCCGCTCAAGCTCACCAATCAGGAATGCACCGGCGCTGTCATAGGTGGCCTGGTCGAAGGTGGTGAATGCGTCACGAGTGTAGAGGGACGGACGCAAGATTGCCGGGGACTTGACAAGCGCCGTCGTCCCCGCGAGGTCACGCGAGTTAAAGGTCATGTATCTCTCCAATGTCAGGGGTGACGACGCCAGGCGTCAGATTCGGTACGCGATTTCGGTCACGCCATTGGCGTCGGCCGGCCCCGTGAAATAGGCGCCAGCGACAGCAACGGTTTCGTTTGCGACGAGCGCCGCCTCGATGTCGCCAACAGCCTTGCCGGTGACGGCCGCCACGCGGACGTATACCGCGCCATTCTTGGCGGCGGTGCCGGCCTTGAGGTTGACGGAGATGTAGCCGCGCCTCAGGATGTCGATGATGCCCGACGCGGGCGGCTCAGCGGCACCAAAGGTATTGGTGACAGACTGTGTGGGGTAAGCGCGGACGGTCAGGCAGTACACGTCCGTAGCGGCATCGCCCGCTTCGAGAGGCTGGATCCTTCCGGAGACCAGCTTGGCGAAAGCGCCGAAGGCCTTGGGGGGCTTTGCGCTGTCAACAATCTGCTGCTCGATCGTCAGACTGTCGGTGCGCGAGACCGAGCCAGCAAAGCCGGCCGGCACCCGAGTTTTGTATGCGACCATGTTATGGACCTTTCAGGTTATGCGCGCTTGGCGCGGCGATCGTTGATGAGCTGCTGATAGCGTTCGGCCGTCATCGGCCCTTGCGGGATATGCCCGCGACTCGGCGCCGCCGGGCGGCTGTTCGCGGTTTTCACCAGCTCCGACGCGGCGCGGAAAATGATCTCTGCGGTGTCGCAACTCATTGCCGCAAAATCGGCCGGCTTACCGCCGAGAACGGCTTCGACGTGTGTGCGCTTGCTATCATTGGCATAGGCAGCCTTGAGCGCCGCAGAGCGAAGGCCACAGAGCGCATCACGCGTGACCCTGCGCTTGGCCCTTGCATCGAACGTGGGGAGCTTGATGCCGGGAGCGAGGATTTCAGCCCGCGCCAGCGTGTCGGTGAAGGCGTCGCGGATAGCGGCGGAATCGAGCGTCGCTTCGCCCTTTTTCTCTTCCTCGCCATCGTCGTCTCCGGTTTCTGCCTTAGCATTCTCTTCGGGGTCATCGTCCGCCGTCGCCCCGCCTTCAAGGCGATCCAGCCGGGCAGCGATATTCGCCAACTGCGTGGTCAGCGCGGCGAGGGGATCAGCCGGATCCGGCTCATCGGCCGCTACCTGCGCTTCCGGCTCGGGCTGCTTGACCTCGATGACGATCTTCTGCGGCTCGTCACCGCCGGTTTCATCCTGCGCGGCTTCAATCTCCTCCTCGAAGGCCGCTTCGTCGTTGGCCTTGAAGGCCGTCCTCATACGGTCCCAGACCGTGCGTGCTTTCTTGGCCACAACGGGCTCCTTGTCCTGGATTGCACATGATGGGCCACAGCGGCCCCGATCCACGAGGGCAACGTGATTGCCCACGATCCTTGTCTGCCGGCCCAGGCCGGGCCGGATTTGCTCGCGCTCGCACTCGTAGCCGCACGAAACCTCGCGCTTGCCTGCGCGCACGTCAGAAATTGCGTCGGCATCAGTGATGAGCAGATCGGCGATCAGATAATCCGACAGCACACCCTCGCCCCGGCGCGGATTGAGCACCGTGCCGATCGCGAGGCTGCGCCATGTCTCCGGCACCACAAAACCGGCAGGATGGTCGTTCGTGACCGGCTTTCCCGCGAATGACAGGATCGCGTCAGGATCGAACAGCGTCTCGGCGTCGCGCTCGACCGTGATCATGCCCCGGCCAGCTTCCGGCTCAAGATCGGGCACCTCTCCGGCTGCATAGAGCATCGGCCCCGTGCGGGCGATACGCACGTCCATGCACAGCAGATAGCCCTCGGGCGTCAGGCGTTGAGATGCGCCGATCTGTTCGTCCACCAGCGTTGCCGGCGCACGGTCTGTCGTCATGGTCATGTCGGTTCTTGGCTCAATAAAAAGGCCCGCCGAAGCGAGCCTGATGAGATGAAGTAATTGTCGCGATTATGCTGCGACGTCGTCGCGCCCAGGTATGTCCAGCGCATACGCTTCCTGCCAGACATCGGCGTGGTACGCTTTCACCGATCCGTAATTCTGATCGAACACGTCGATAGCGGGGATACCCATTTCAATCGAGGCGCGCTTCAGCAGCCGCCAGTTGAACTCCTGCCCATGGTAGAGCATCGACATGCGCTTGACGGTCGCGTACTCTTGAGAACGGTCCAGTTCCACTTCAAGCTTGTTCGCCTTCTTCACCGCTTGACTGGCGGTGTTCATGGCTGTTGCTTCGCGGCGGGTTCCGATCTCGGCCTTCGTCCTCTCCGCCGTCAAAGCACGCTGCTCGGCAATCTGCTTTGCTTCTTCGGACGCCACGAGAGCCTTGAGTGCATCGAGGTAGGTCGTAGGGGCGGCGGGGGCCTTCGGTTGCGCCGCTTCCAGCTCCAGCCAGCGGCGGATGATCTTGAGCCGCAGCGGCGCGTCGTACCCGGCCACGAGCGTAATGGTGAGATCCTTCGGAAGACGGATTTCGGAAATGTAGCCCCGATTGTCGTAAGTGATTGAAATACCTTGATCCCTCAAAACTGAGGAATCCTTCGCCCAGCCGGGTAGCACCGCATCCAGCAGGGCGCGTATATCGCGGACGACGTTATCGTGCCGCTTCTCCGTCAGCTCGGCAATTTCCCTACTCGACATGGTGAGCGGACCAGCACCCGCGCCGACGCCAATAAACGGCGAAAGGGCATTCTGCTGAACCGGGGCATTTTGGATCATTGCTGCGGGCTCCTTTTTGGCTTCGACATGCTGCTGGACAAATTCATGGACATGCTGGCCGCGCTTGAGCGGACCGAGCCATTTGTGGATCGCGAGAAGACCGGCGATCTTGAAGGACATCTGCTGTTTAGTGCTGATCGTCTCGGCGAAGATCACGTCATCAACGCCCGGAGGCGTCGGGCCACCGAACCTCGCACCGGTGGGAATGTCGCTCTTGAGCTGTGCGAAAATAAGCTCCTGCCCCGGCTTCGCGAGGTCAGGTCGACGCCAAAGTAGGACGAGAGTGCCCTTCCCATACAGATCTGTCCGGCTGAATACATGCCGCTCACCGCTCGTGAGCACTTCAGAGTCAGGGCCGGTGATGACGATGGAGTACAGGTCCGGCAAAGTGTTGGGGTCAATGTCGGACGTTTGGTGCGCTACAGACGTGCGCGTGCTATTAGCTTTCGCAGCCATGTCGATCTCCCTAATAGATCGGTCATCGGTTAGGGCCGGTGAGGAAGTTGGCGCTTCCCATCGGCCTGCTACCGTGGTAGCACTGTTTCCATGAGCGAACAAGAAAAAACTTTGCTACCACGGAAAGGCAAGCGCGGTCCTGCCCCCACAGGTAAAGGGCAGCAGGTGGTCACGCGCCTTCATGACGATCTATTGTCCCCCTTAGACAAGCTCATTGTAGACAGCGGAGAGGCGCTCTCGCGCCCCGAAGCAATCCGCAGGGCTCTGCGCGAGTACCTCCGCGACAAAGGCTACCTGCCAAAGTGAGCAGCAACCTATGGCTATCAACCCTGAAACCACCGTCAGAAAGCTCGTGTCCCTGCCCAAAACGATGGTGCAGGAGATTGATGATTTCCGCTTTCAGGAACGAATCAAAACTGAGGCCGAGGCCATCCGTCAGTTGATCGCGCTCGGCCTAGCCGCAGTCAGGCTCCGCGATAAAGGCTACATGCCCCAACAGAACGATGGGCAACCGCTCAATCGTCAGGAATGACGGGCTCCGGGTAGCATCTGCAATTTGGGAGCGCGCCGGCATGCCCCACCATGCCGTCCAACTCCGGCAGCTCGCTCCACCTCACAAATTTTCCATTCATCGCCTTGTGAGATGGCCGGACGTCGCTATCACCGGACGTGCGCCAGATATAGCCATCGCTCCCGACATACTCCGCTCTTGCCTGTGTCAATAGCGTAGCCGTGCGCGATACCTCAGTGCGGGCGATCATGTTGGCCCGGCTAGCGGTCACGTCGCCTGCCTCCATGATCTTCTTCGCGATCTCGCTCGCTCGCGTGCCCTGCGTAATGCCCTCGATCGTAAGATCATGGACGCGCTGGGCGGCCTCAGAGGGCAGGCTCGTAATCAGCCGCACCTGCTCAGCCATCCGCGCTCGCATCACTTCTCCGGTAGGAGCGTTTGCGATTTCGTGTCGCAGAGCCCGCCCCATTTTGCGGGACACCTGCATCCACCGCCGCTTATCGTGAGCCTCAACCTCCAAAACCATGCGGCGCGCTACAGATTCCGCCCATCCGCCAATTGTGCCGGAGTAACGCGTGAGAGCGCCTTCAATGGCGGGGATTTGTGCGGGGTTTCCGGCATCAAATCCTGAAACAATGACATCTACCGCCCGAGCAACCCCGCGCAGTTTTTGAGCGTACTCATTTTCAATGCGCCGCGATGCCCTCCAGGCGCTCTTACTCGATTGCGGCGCCCGGTCGATAGTCACCGGCGTCATCGCCAGCTTCGGCAGCGTCAGGCCCTGGCAATGCTGGCACATCCTCGTAGCCCCCCTCTCTCGGGAGCGGGTCGTTCTCCGCCTCCGCTATATCTTCGCCGGTGATGTTGTCCCAAACGCCTGAGACGTCCGCAGACTGCTTCAGCTCCTTCAGGGCAGTAGCGCGGCTTACCAGACCTGCATCAGCGGCCTGCACCACCGCTCCTGTGACACCTACAGCAATCGTGGCGCGCTCTGTTTCGGACATCTGCCAGAGCGAATTGAACTTGAAATTCATGTCCTTCGGCGGAGAGTTGCCGATGTCCGATCGGTAAATCAGAGCAAGAAGCTTGACGATGCCGGCCCGAAGCTTCGCTTCCTGCTGCTGCGCGATCATGTCGTAATAGTTGCGGATGTCCGCGTCGCCTGTCGCGTTTAACCCGGCAGGGGATTGCCCAAACAGCCGCACCAGCGGAATTTGCAGCGCACCGGAAATCTGCTGGGCGAACTGAAGGAGAACATCCGACAAGCCGGAAAACGTGTAGCTGTGCGCCTGAAAATTGTCCTTCGCGTCTAGCAGCGTCAGTCCCTCATTGGACTGCATCAGCCGGACCATCTCGAACATGCGGGTCAGCGCCTGTTCGCCCGGCCCGCCGGCGGCGAGGATTTCCCGCAGCCCGTCCACTGACACCGTGCGCAGGTGTGCCTTGTACACGAGTTGCGCCACGCCCTGCGTCGAGCTGTCGAAGGCGAGCAGCCTGTCATACAATCGCTCGACGATACTCAGGCCCCAGCCGTATTCCGCCACACGCTGCCAATACGGCAGGTCGACACCCTCCATGCGGATCACACGGCTGTAGTGCACACGCTTACCGCGCAGCGCCGGAGCGCTGATCATGACATCGTAATATTTTGGCCGCCCGAGATCGGGGCCGTAATCCTCAATGACATCATCCAGGGCCGGAACCACAGTCCATCGGTCAAGAACGAGAAGACCCTTGAACTGTCCCCTGGACACCGTCTCAACCCGGAGTGGCGTTGATACGTCCTGACCCTCAACCAGAATGACCGCGATAGCGCCGCCGTACAGTCGGGACCATTTGATCGTGTCGTTTAGCGCCTGCCAGATGGCGCGCTTCTCAAACCCAGCTTGCACGACATCAATGTCTTCAGGGCTTATGGACGACGTGATGTCGATGCCGGCGCGCGTCATGTCCTCCGCGACGCAATCGACAGCCTGACCGACAATCCAAGAGCCGCGGTACATCCATTCGAGTTGGGCGCGCTGCCGGGTAATAGCATTCTGAGCATAGGTGCCGCCGGATGCGATATTGTTCGTGCCGATGCCAAGCTTGGCCGCGACGTTCTGGAAAGAGTCCGTCGTCTGATGCCTGGGCGCACCGGTGCCGGCGCGCTTCCGATTTTGTCTGCGCGCCATGCTTATCAACCTGTTGTATTGCTTAGTCTGCGAAGGCTAGCGCGAGAATCTCTGCCGCCGTCCCGCCGCCGCACATCTCGACCACGGCGTCTATGAAAGGATCGATCTGGTCATCGTGTGTTCCATCCGGGAATGACGCGTATTCGGCATCAAACACTGGCCGCCACGGCGCGCTTTTGGGGACCGACACCAGACCTGCCGCCACTGATGGCACGGCGTCTAGCGCTCGGGTGTACTTGTCTTTCTCACGCTGAAGCGCCGTGACCGGGATGGCCTTGCGACTCAAGGTCTGGATCAGCCCTGTGCCGGACACCTTGTCCTCGACCACCATATTGCGCAGGTGGCCATAATCCGCAGCACTCAGACCCTTAGCCTTAGCCCAGAATGCCAACGCCGTCGCCTCAAGCTCAGGCGCCTCAAACCGCCCGCGAGCCAAATCGATCAGGTATGCTCGACCATCATACCCCGCGCCCCAATGCTCAAAAACAGAATAGTCGTTCCGTTCTTTCGTCTTTTGCGCCGTATCGACATAGATCGCCCGCCACTTCAGTCGCGGCAGGTCATCATACTCATTCAGCCATTCAGCCTTGAACAAATTGCCACCAGAAACAACCGGGTCTTGCATATATTGGCTGGCAAACTCTTGCGCGTGCAAACGCAGGATGCCGATCTGTGCAGCGTCGTGCTTCTTCTCCCACAATGGCCCCGAAGAAAGATCATGCGGGATCATGACTGCCTTCGGGTGCACCTGTGCGCATTCATCGTCGATCCAAACCGGCAACTTCAGAACGTGCCATTCCTCACCCGACGTCTCCAGCAGATGCGCTACGAAGTCATCGACGTGCAGCCGTTGCATGATCACGATGACCGGCACGCTTTCGTCTGCAAGGCGGCTTTTGAATGTATTCTGCCAACGGTTGTTGATGAATTTCCGCGTCGTGTCGCTGGAAACATCATCCGGCTTTTGAGGGTCATCAATAATGAGTGCGCCAGTGAACCTCCATGGCTCACCTTCTTCAAGCATCCTTCCAGCTCGGAAGCCGGTGATCGGCTCGCCTGACGCCGCAGCGCGGACATGGCCGCCAGCAGTCGTGCGCCACAATCCCTTTGCCGACGTGTCTGCCCTGAGCGCCACAGGCCATAGCGCCTGATACCCCTCCAGCGCGATAACGTCACGCGCCTTCGCCGAATTGTCCAGTGCAAGTGCCTGCGCGTAGCTTGCGTGGATGAACCGCGCGCCATGGTTAATCGCAAACCCCCGCGCCATGAAGTTCACGACGGCCAGCTCTGTTTTCGAGTAGCCGGGCGGCACATTGATGATCAAGCGCTTGATCTCGCCAGCATATACCCTGTCGAGAGCACGGCACATCACGCGATGGTGCCCGCCAATAGAAAACGCCTGTCCTTGCGCCTCTTGGAAAAAAGCCTCAGTAAACGCCAAGTGCGACCGCCCTAGGCGCCGCCGCTCACTTTCCTTCTCGATCTCGCTCAGCGGCGGAAGCGAGAACTCGGCATGCCTCAAGTTCTTCATCGCTCATCCGGGATAGATCGAACCGCACTCGCGCCGTTGGCCGGCCTGCATCGGGCGCGTCATCATCGAGGTTATGCGCCTGCCTCTCCAACGGGATAAGGCGCGCATTCACCCGCGCCAACTTTTCCAGAAGATCGCCTACGCTTTCGCGGTCCCCCAGGCAAGGGCCGTCAGGCTCGCCACCGTTGAGATAGGTAGCGAGCCTGTCCGCTATTACGCGCTTGATGCCGTGTAACTGCTCAAGGTCTCGCCTATGAGAGGTGACGACACCAAACCCCCTAGACGCAGCCGCCGCGACAACTTCGTCGTCGCTCGCGCGTTGAGGGTGCGCACCCCCTTGCGCACCGTCGCCTCTCGCAAGCCTTTCGCGCACCGCTGTGCGCACTCGCTCGGCGAGTGCCCGCTCCCACCCCTGCTCCTTGGCCTTTTTGCGGATGAAGGACTCAGAAACGCCATGCGCCCGCGCAATCTCGCGGATCGAGAGCTGACCGGCGCGATACTCGCGCTCCACTGCCTCCCAATCGATATTTCTCTTGGGAGTGCTCATCTCACGTCCTCATACAAAAAAGCCGCCCGGACGATGCTGGACGGTAAATGACCTGGACCGCGCGGCAGGACTTGCACCTGCGATGAGCAGGTTATGAGCCGGCGGGTCTGACCACTGAGCTACGCGCAGGTGTCACGGATCCAGTGTACATTCACGCTAGCAAACGGGGGGGCCGCAAATGTTCATGCTTGTATTAACGACACTGCTCTTTTCGACAACGCAAGCGCCGCCCGCAATAACATCATCGACCATCACGACAATTCCAGGATTTTCCAACTTCGAACTTTGCAGTAACGCGGCCACCCGACTGTTCATGAGTAGTCACAATGTCAGGAGAGCAGGCGTGTGCGTGCAGGTTCACTGACGCCAGCGTATACAGTTCAAATCGGCAGATCGTTCAGCGTGTCCTCATCCTCATCGAGGTCGAAAGAGCCAAGTCCTATCAAGGCTCCATCGCCATGCGATACGCTTGCCTGCCTCGTCACGGATATGCCATCGGGTAAAGCGCGCTGGACAGTGACCGTTACAGTCGCATCCTCGACAGAGCCATCTACGGAGACGCGGTCATTGCCGCCCTCATCCGTGGTGAACGTGATGATCAGCGGCATGGAAGACTCCGTGGGAATTGCGACTCTAGAAAAACAAAAACGCCTGAACTCTCGCCCAGACGCTATTATCTCACACTACCTATTTACAGGTAAATGCCACAACGAACCCCGAACGTCAAGTGATCGTTTCATGAATATCCGCGTTTTCTTCTCTTGGGGCTCGAACCGCTCGCATTGGCCGATACCCGTCATCGAACGTTCGCCAGAACGTGGCCAGGGAATGTAGGCCGACGATCAGATAGGTAATATCCTGCACGTCAACATCATCGATGACGACCCTCGTCAGCATCCGCATCACGGCACCAGAACTATCCCTTGCCGCTATTTCACCCCTTGCCGCACGCATTGCCTCCAGCACACGATCGCGCAATTCCTCATCCGAAATCGCGACACCATTCCGCACTTCATCGTCTGGTGGCGCCTCTGTATCCGGTCCAGCCTTTTCCTCGATCATCCGCGCCAGTACGCCAGACGCTGGGCGGGGCGCATCGATTACTCGCGCGTAGTCGGCCATCAGGCGCCGCCAACGCTCGCCGGCCACCACCTGCCCCTCTGTAAGGAACCCCGCCAGATATAGCCGCCCCAACGCGCTCTCTGCACGCTGGTCTTTCCGCATCTTCTCAGGCAGCCACCGGCGATGGGGCTGCTGTGTGACCGTCTCGCGAGGATTAACCGTTGCACCGGCCGTCGAGATCCGTCCTGACGGAGTGCGCTTCGCCTGCTTACGACGCGTCTTCTTTGCCAAAGCCCTGCCCTCCTATCAGCGTCATTGAGCCGCAAACGGAATATCGTCCCCGTCCACATCAGACGAATACGCCCCGCCACCACCGCCATAGCTACCAGACGTGTCACCGCCCTTCGTAGCCGCGTAATTGCCGGATGAGCTGCGTGACCCGCCGTCGTCTTCGCGCTTGCTGTCGAGTATGGCCAGTTCGCCACGGTAACGCTGGAGCACGATTTCGGTCGTGTATCGCTCCTGCCCGTCCTTATCCTGCCACTTGCGAGTCTGGAGCTGGCCTTCCAGATAGACCTTGCTGCCCTTGCGCAGGTATTGTTCTGCGACTTTGGCAAGATGTTCGTTGAAAATGACCACACGATGCCATTCGGTTCGTTCCTGACGCTCGCCGCTGTCCTTTGATCGCCAGCTCTCAGACGTGGCTACGTTCAGGCCGACAATCGGGGCGCCAGACTGCGAGCGGCGCACCTCCGGATCACGGCCCAGGTGGCCCACGATGATGCACTTGTTCACTGATCCAGCCATTATGCAGCCCTCCTATCACAAGGATGAACGCCAAATTCCGCGAGGATGTTTGCCGGGATCGTGCAGCCAGGATCACCCGGCCGAGGGCCAAGGCGCGACGGCCATGTCGTCGGCTCGCGCTGCCATTCCTGGACCATGCCGCGCAGGTAGTTCAAACGTTTGCCCTCATCCACCGGGGGCGAGGCGGCGGGCTGTTTTGCAGCCCTTTCATGGGCCTCGCGGATCTGGTTATTGAAGTATTTCAGAGTGTTGACGTGAGGCTTCCGAGCCAGCGTGCTCTTGATCTCAGCAAGGATGATCGGGGGTCTGTACCCGAGATCTCGCCAAGCGCCCACGTAATCCGTGTCAGGCCGCAGGTTCATCGAGCCAGCCGCTTCAAACGCAGCCTTGATATCGATCATCAGCTGCGTCCATTCGCCAATCTCTCTCTCCGGGGCGGCAACCTTGCCCTCATCGGCAGGTGCCTCGGAGACAGGGGGTAAGGGGGGATTGTTATCTGCTTCTGTATCTGTGTCTGTATAGTTGAACACCTGTTCAACAGGTGCTGCGATTTGTCGTTGTTTTTCCTTCCTTATTTCTGCGCTTGCCTTCCCGGCCGTGGATTTGTTTTTCAACTTGTCCGCGCGATTTGATATTTCAGTCATCGCGCGTGAGTTATGAAGAGCCCCATCGACCAGCAGAAGCTTGCCAAGATCGATCAGTCTTTCGACAACGCTTGTGAAGGTTTTGACGCGCATGCCGCAGTATGTTGCCAAGCGGGAATGATGCAGATCGACGGGCCCGCTCTCTTCGTAGATGCGGCACAGGAGCATGGTGTAGACGCCGACCTCTTGTGGGGTTAGTCCGCGCACACCGTTCATGAAATCGGCCGGATAAAAATCGAAGTATGGAATATGCTTCTTGCTCATTCCACCTCTCCGCCACCAGAAATAAGACGTAGAGGCACAACGCAACCATGTGATGCCGCAGTCTCGTTGGAGTCGTCGGTCGACATCTCCGCTTCGTTAAGTATGTCCCTGAAAAATTCATCCGCGTACTGCTCAACTGGTATGCAGGACAAAGCATTTGGATCATCACTCATAACATGCATGAATCCATATCGAGCAAAAGTCCCCATGAAATTTTGGGCCTTTTGCTCGCTCACGCCTAGCAGGCGACCGATAAATGCAGGATCATTATCAATGGGGGAGCAAATATGGTACATGTAGTCCATAATTGTTACGAGAGCCCCGCGCTCCTCAAGTGTAAGGATTCTCCACGAGTGAAGCGTCGCCTTGTGATATCTTTTGTGCCAATCCGCCTCTGCCATATCAAAACCCTCTCGCCAGTTGCCGCACGGCTGAGTGGCCGGGGGAGCAAAACAGCTCAACCGTCCGCTCGCCCTCGCCATTGCGGTTCTTTGAAATGATGACTTCCAGCTTGTTCTCGGCTGCCTGGAGCTTGTCGTGCAGCTCAATGGCCTTCTCATCTGATGCTGCCGCCTTCAACTCGCGCTGGAGGTAATAGGCCGGCCGATAGAGCAGCATCACCACGTCGGCGTCGTTCTCGATATCGCCAGATTCTCGCAGGTCTGCCATCGAGGGGCGCTTGTCTTCCCTGCCCTCGACGCCGCGGTTGAGCTGGGCCAGCAGCACGATGCAAATGCCGAGCTTCTTACCGATCTCGCGCAGGCCTGTGGTGATCTCGCCTATCTCATAGACGCGGTTGCCACGATACCTGTCAGTGGCCTTGACCTGCTTCAGATAGTCGATGAAGATCACGTTGAGTTTGCGGCCCATTTTTTCGTAGCGGCGCTGCATCGCACGCGCGCGCGCCTCAACCTCGCCCACGGTGATGGATGACCGAGTATCGATGATGATCAGGCGGCCATCCAGGACGCGCTGCGCGTCTACGATATCGTCGCACTGGTGATCCTCCAGCCGGCCTGCGCGAATATCCGAGTGCGTTGGGGAATGCTTGCTCCGATAGGCGATATCTGACAGCGCCCGCGCACCAACGGAATCATCGCTCAGCTCCAGAGAGAAAAATCCCACGCCTCCACCGCGCGGATGGTCGGGATCAGAAAGCGCGATAGCGGACGATAACGCCACGACCGATTTTCCCATTCCCGGCCGACCAGCGATGACAATCAGTTCTCCGGGGCGGTAGCCGAGGATCATGCGGTCGAGATCCGGAAATCCGGTTGTGACCCCCGGCTCACCGGCCTCGCCGGTTCTGATGTCCTGGACCCGGCGCACGACACTGCTGGCAATCTCACCGACAGGACGCCATGTCCCGCCGCTCTCTGCCGTTTCAGCCCTCAGGCTGTCGAGTGCATCCCATGCCGCGGAGAGCCGGTGCTCCGCAAGGCCGCCGCCATCAATGTCGGCATTCGATAGGGCGATGTCCTGCAACCTGCGCAGCACGTAGATATCTCTCACCACGCGCGCATAATCCGATGCTGCCAACGTCGACGTTTCATTGGTCACGCGAGCGATGTAATCCCGCATCGATATGCCGCCGATATCGGAGCCAGCATTGCGAGCGCCAATGGCCTGCATGATTTCGGATATCGAGCCCTTGCGCCCTGCCTCGCGACACTCGGAAATAGCTTCGTAAACGAACCGATGAATCGGCTCCGAGAAATAATCTGGCCGGACGATTGCCTGAACGGTCGAGTAGCTATCTGGTGACAGGATCAGAGCGCCGAGCAGCGCCTGCTCAGATGCAATAGCCTCATGCGACGACTCTTGTGATGGGGCGACGTTCAACTGCGCCTCCCGATTTCAGAGGGCGCGAGAATGCGCAGGGTGACCGGATCGCGCGGCGAGCGGCGTTCAACAGGCAGTATCGTTTCGCAATAGACCGCGAACAGCCGGCGAGCGCGCTGGGCATCCTGCCTGTCGCCGGTATAAATGGCGCGCTCCCTCGCCTCAAGGAACGCCCTGTAGGCTATATCCTCAGCGGACTCGAAAGGAACTACACTCACTGCACGCGCTCTCTCTGTATTGGGGATGAAGCAGAGACTGATGGGTTTCGGCGCAGCCAATGAAATGTCGTGCCGGTGTGTGGAGACTGGAGATCCCAGACCAGCCAAACCCAATCGGCGGTGCCGCCGCCGGCCTTGCCGCCACGCTCCAGATACTCACCTGGCGGGCACGATGGCCGAGGCGTCAGAATGTAGACACGGCTCGGCGGGCGCTCGGCATAGAGGCCAACGGCACGCCCATCGCTCCCGAGGAATTTCAGATCGGCAAAGACGGCAACCTTGTTCGTCGCAATCGTCAGCGCCTTACGGATGAACGCTTCCGTGCCCTTGCCGCCGTAGAATGGCGGGTTGGTCACGATCGAATCGCAGTGTCCCAGCTTGAATGCGCAATCAGCGAGGAAGTCGATCTCACCGACAAACCAGTTCGCATCCGTCCGGCGCACGATATCAGAGCCATCCGCATCGTACCCGTGCGCGATCATCGTTCGGACGATGTTGCCCTTCCCGCATGCGGGATCCAGCGTCAGGCCGCGGAACTTCTCAACGGTCAGCAGCGCGGAGGTGCAATCCTCGCCCTCGACATACCAGTTGTATCTGTCGCGTTCCCAGACCTTCGCGGCCTTCGGGCGCGCTCTTTCCGTGACTGCATTTCCCGTGTCGATGGAGGTCATGCCGGCACCCACGATTGCGATGCGCCCGGTATCAGGCCATCCTCACGCGCCACGATGCGGCCTTTGGACGCCAGTTCGTCAAAGTTAGCATCAGTAACCCGGCGACCGGCTGGGATGGCAAAGATGCGGCGACCGTTCACGGCGCGCTCGTCAGCGGTGAACTCGATCATGATGAAGCCCCCCCCCTGTGAGCAGGCTCAGTGCGCGGGAAGCCGGTACAGACAGGCGCGCTGGATCTTTGCGAATAGGAATGCGCTCGCTCATGCCGCGCCCTCCGATAGGGTGACGAGGATCTGACCGCCCTCTACAGGCTCTCCACGCGAGATTGCGTAGGTCCAGTGGCGGTCATCAATGCCGGTGGCGTCCGCTACGCCATCGAGACTACTTTTTGCGCGGGCAAGCGCATTGTCGCTATCGTATGGACGCCAGTCGGGGGCGCAGAATACGATATCGACATGCATCCGCTCCCACGGCAGCTTGGTAATACCAGCGTCGATGCAAGCAATGCGCGCGTCAAAGCGAGCTTTCTTCGTTGCGCGCGCCTTCTCAGCCCAATGCGCGCGAGCATTCGGCGATAGAGCTGTAGCCGGCCACGGGAGTGAAACTTGGTACGTCATGCCCGCGCCTCCCCGTAGATGCTGGATAGATACGGGAGCGATACACCATTGGGGCTGGTGTAGACGCGAATGCCCAGTTCATCCGATACGGGCCGATAGGTGGCACGTGGGCGGACGGGGAGCGGCTCAGCAACGCGCGCGACCTGTTCGCCATCTTCAGCCATTGCGGCTTTCAATTTAGGCCAGTGCGCCCGTGCAGCGATCTTAGCCGCAGGAACACCCATGACGGCCCCGGTGTATTTGCCGGGATGACCGATCGTGCGCAGCTCTGATTGCAGGAGGCTCTGGCCACAGCCAAAAGCATCGCATATGATCTTGAGGCCAACGCCGTCATTGCTAGCAGCAGCGGCGGCCCGGACCATTTGTTCGGTTAGCGAGACCTTACGGCGCGGCCTCATTGCTCGCCTCCCGTCACCGCCATCTGCCGGTGATCAGTAGACGCCAGCGGCGTTTCATTCTGGCCGCGATACGAGTCCAGAACATGCGAAGTCGCAACAATAGAATCGTGCTCATCGCCGGCTTCGGCTCTCGTTCTGGCAAAGTCATGCTCTAGTGCTCGCATCTGATTTTCCCTCACGGTTTCCCATGCCCGCCAGAGCCGCAAAAATGCGGACGTAGGCAGATCCTTGGGAGGGCGGTAGCGCAGCGACCAAAGCAGGCTGTATCCAACACCTGTTTTCCTGCCGACGCGCTTCATCGCGTTTTGGTAATCTCCGGGGCCGCGTGACTCGCGCATGACCAGTTCATGCGACCACGACGATGCCCGGTCCACTGGATCAATATTATCGAGGAACGCGGTCGGCACTCGGTTAGCCTCCGTGGCTATTTGCGAATTTCTCAAAGACTTTTCGCACATCTGCAAACGGCTCCATGGTTTCTTGGCCATGGGTTTGGACGACCTGTGCAGATGGAGAAGCTGAATGGATGTGACTGATGGCGTCGGGATTCCCGACACCGACATCGAAGACGACAACGTGATTTGGCTGGGCGATCTCTCGCGAGAGGCCGTCATGCGCGCCTACGTTCTGCGCAACCAAAGGAAGCGCGAGAGAGCGCGAACCCGGAGACGGATCGTCGAGATCAATCCCGGCGATGCACCCCAGCCATTCGAAGCCGGGGAAGATCGATAAACCGGAGAGCGTCGTGATGGTGGTCATGACGCTCTCTTTTCTGGGGCGGAGAAAATGTCAGGGCGCAGTTCGTGCGCAGGGACGCCGGTCGCAGCCTCGATGGCGCGGACATGCTCAGCTGGAACCCCGCGCTTCGTGCGCGAGATCCAATGCCAAAGCGTCGATTGAGCGATGCCAAGCGTTTTTGCCAGTCGGACTTGACCGCCCGCTGCCTCAACCGCCCGCTTAAGTGCGTTGTTCTCAGCCATAACCGATATATACCGACCTTTCGGTTTTATGACAACCGTTTTATCGGTGGAGACTGTCGGTTATTTTTTCGGTATCGACACTATTATGAGCAATATCGGCGAGCGCGTGGCGGAATATCGGCGGAGAGCCGGCCTATCCCAAGTGGATCTGGCCGCGCGTGTCGGCATGAGTCAGCAAGGCATACAGTCGATAGAGGCCGGGGAATCCAAGAATCCGCGGAAAATATTGGAGCTTGCGCGTGCACTCGGCGTAACGCCGGAGTTTCTGAAAACAGGCTTGCGAAGGCTAGATGCCCCCGTCTCCCCCCTTCCCACGCCCCCCAGTAGCGCTCAAATTGATTACGTCAAGGTGATAGGCGAGGTCGCGGCCGGAACGTGGAGGGAGGTCTCGTATACTGAATTTGAGGCTTACGATATACCGCTTCCCGTCGATTCACGCTGGCGCAAGGAAGATGTCTTTGCGCTGGTCGTTCGAGGAAACTCAATCAACCGACAAGCGCGTGACGGCTCGTTTGTTTTGTGTTTGCAGGTGTATGCAGCACCTCGTGATTTGGATGACGGGGACTGGGTCGTTGTGGAGCGCCTGCGCGGCGACATGATCGAGACAACTGTCAAAAGGGCGGTCCGCCTGTCAGACGGCAGGTTTGCTTTGCGCCCCGACAGCGATGACCCGAAGTTTCAGGATGACATAATTCTCGATGCCGATACCTGTGACGGCGACGACATAGTTAAGGTGAGTGCGTTTGTTCTGGAATTTATCAGGCCCGCAACGCGGTTTTAGTTGGCGTGGCCGCGCGTATATCAAGGATGTGATGGGCGCGGAGCGCCGCATAAAAGAAGACCCCGCCGAAGCGAGGCCTTAATTCGCTCACGACGCTTTGCGATATCTTATGGCAGCGGGCGGCGGTGCCGCAGAAATAGAGATGAGCTTAGGGAGAAATTGCAATGCATTGCTGTCTCTCGGCCTAAAATAGTCCACAGCCCTACGAGGCAGCCACACCTCGCGGAAATGGCGGCGGAAATCACCTAAGAGAAATTCTGGGTATGCCTTGGCGCTCACCACGCGACCATCTTCGTATACGTGTCGGTATTTCGGTAGGGATTCGGTGTCGATGTTATGACTATCTCGAAGCCACCTACAGAACATCTGCCCCTGCGAAATATCCGGCAGCATCGCCTCGGGAAGAGTGTACCCCATGCGCTCCAAGGGGCCAATGAGCAGAATTGTCAGCTCTCCCAGTACCGAGAAGTGACCATCAGGGACGTTCGGCTGGTTCTCTGTATACCGCCTCAAATGGTACGGCATAATGACTGCTGGAGGTGCGTTACCAGAAATCCAATCGTAAACCCACTTGCTGACCCTAACTGCGAACTGGGGGGAGAGCCATTGAGCGAGATGGATAGCGACCTGGGGATGAACCCACGTGCCTTGCAAGCGAGGCTCACCGCCCGCGTTCGTCTGGATAAGCTCCGTCGTGCGAATATGCACGACGGCCGAGAGCTCATCAGCAAACTCTTTGGCAGAAGGCAGCCGCCAGTAGTCCGGCCATCGCTTGCCCGCCGCCCGGCACATCGCTGTCGCGTTGATATAGCCGTCTTGTGGCCGCTGGGGGATAACTTCTCCGCCTTCGACACGGTGCCGAATTAACTCAAAATGCCCCTGCATAAAATCTCACTCCGAAAAATCGCGCCGGAGTGCTTGACAGCGGAATCGTAAACAGCCATATCGTGCCTATCGAAAGTAGCCGCTGCAAGCCCTACCGGGCCTTGCTGCAAGAGAGCCGGGCCTGCCAGCCCGGCTTTTTGCTGTGCAGGATTGCGCAGCCCGCTGCACATGTGCACTTGAGCGCAGCCATTCAAGGCCACCATCTATATTTAGTGGGTATTTTTTCGATATTCCCGATATGTTTCCGCTAGATCTTGATTTGCATGCTATCCGGGCTCTCCCCACCGGACTTCTATGGCACGCTAGCGCGCCCCCGGCTTACACTGGGGGCTTTTTATTGGACTCTCTAATCGGGCGAATCACAATACGCTGACCAAGTATTCAAGCTCTTTCTTATATTTTGTTTGCGACTGGTTTACCTGTAGGCGGCTCCCGTTGACTGTATGGAATTGACCCACCTTTAGCTTTGGTATTGGAATCCCCTCAGCGCCGCTAATTCGGCCAGCAGACATGAAGTCATCAGTTATCACGAAGGCGTCAGCTGGGTCTGCCACATCAAACAGCTCTGGATATCTCGAGGCCGTAGCATAGGCCTTCTCAACATACATTTGCGATGCCCTGTCTTTCACCCCCTTTTTAGGGCTCCTAGCTCCAACCATGGTCATAACCACTGCCGCGACTTTTGGCACCCTCATCCCGCCAGCACGCTCCGCCCAAATGTTAAAGTCACTATCTGGGCTGGATAACATGTTAAGTGTGATGTCCAGAGATTCTATAGAGTGCTCATCGACCCTCACAGGCACAATCAGCGCATCAGCCGCACACCAAGCAAGATGCGTCCCGCCCCCGTAAAACGGGCTGCAGTCCATGAGGATTTTTGTACAGCCCTTTGATTCAGCCTCATTCTCAAGAATATCCTTAAGACTGAACAGTATATTATTGACTGCCTTCTTGTTCCCTGCCGCCATCGCCTGCTGCAGCTGCTGATAAAGTGCAGACGGAAATGCGAATAGCCGACCATCACCAGCGACAAAAACACCTTTTTTACCACCCTTAAACTGGTCATTGTAGGCGCTTATCATGTAAGATATATCAGCCGGGATCTCCCCAAATGCTGGGCCAAGTACTTTTGGCTGCATTGCGTCGCTAATAGTTACCTCTGGGCTCTCGCCGCGCATGATTGACTCGGTAAGATTCCGTTGAGGGCAAAGGTCAGCGACTAAAGTTGGCTCATCGCGGGTAAATAGCCATGCCAAATTAAATGAAAGGGTTGATTTGCCAATACCGCCTCTCAAGTTGGATACGGCATATGATCTTCTCTTAAATGACACATGGGAGATAAAACCATCTTCCAGAGACTTGTCATGATTGGCGATTATTCTACTCAGGCCGCTGCTCATTAGGGGCGCTCCAGTTATCGGGTGCATATCCATGGCACATGCGGTGCAGGCCGTCAACGATTCAGCAGGTCAATATTATTTTTGCAGGTCGATGGCGAACCAGCAGGCCGACAGGGATGCGGCGACCCAATTAAATATGCGCGGCTCTCCCCTATTCTCATCATCCCTTATACCCCATGCCGGAAGCGAGGCGATACTGAAAAAACCGATTATTTAGAAAATAACCGAAATTACGGTTGACATGAAAACCGAATTATCGGTATTGTCTCCCCATACCCCACGAAGCGCACAGCGCAGGGGGATGGAGAGAGCAATGACATCTACAGTTTCAATCGACATCGACCGTGAGGTGCTGATCCGCGCCATCATCAGCGGCGACTACTCTGTCTCACCGACTGCCCCCGTTCTGGCTGCCGCTGCCAGCGAACTTGTGGCGTTCGAGCCCCCAGCGTCTCCCCTCATCGGACAACACGTCGTCATCCGCACCTATTCGGCAGGCGTCCATTTCGGCACGCTGATCGCGAAAGACGGCACGAACGTCCTCCTCCGCGATGCTCGTCGCCTCTACCGCTGGTCTGGCGCGTTCACGCTGTCCGAGGTCGCCACAAAGGGCGTCGGCACGGAAAGCACCCGCATCGCCGCTGAAATCCCGTTTATCGAGCTGACGCAGGCTATCGAGATCATCCCGACGACGGAAGTTGCGCGCGCCACGTTCGCCAAGATCCACGAGCCCTCGGATGAGTAACAAGTTCCACTTCGCGGGCGGCGACGGCAACGGCTACGGCTACGGCGACGGCAACGGCAACGGCAACGGCTACGGCGACGGCGACGGCGACGGCGACGGCGACGGCTACGGCGACGGCAACGGCAACGGCTACGGCGACGGCGACGGCGACGGCGACGGCGACGGCGACGGCGACGGCGACGGCTACGGCGACGGCAACGGCTACGGCTGATCCGTCATGCGGAGGCGCGCCTGTGCCTCCGCCCTCCACCGAAATTCCGGAGGCGAGTATGAACACCCAATCCCAAACCTACCCCCTTGACGAGTTCCCGGTTTTGATCCGTCCAGGCGTCTCCATCGGTATGATCACGGATGGCATTGCTGATCTGGCGATAGCCTGGGACGACGAGCAGGGCCGGGCCTATATCGAGCGCGTCGAGAGCATTTCCCTGCGCACGGACGACACCACGAAGAAAGACGCCCCCCATGGGAGTGAGTGCCTTTCTGAGCATCATCCTCTGTTTGCGCTGATCGCGGATGAAATCGAGCGCCGCGCAGACGCCGGGGACATCGAGCTGAAATTCGACCGCGAGCCCGATCCCGATTACCTCCGCGATTTGCATGCGGATCGCGGCCTTTACGTCAAACCAGGCAGGAGAGCAGCGTGATGATCACCGATCACCACCGCACGATGGCTGACGCGATAGAGCGTGGAGCGAGAGCCATTGCAGACGCAGGAGTCGATACGACTGTCGACGGCGATTGCTGGCAGGTGCTCATTGACGAGCGGATCAACATCAACGGCTACGGCATGAAAGCGCTGTGGTTTTTCGAGCGGGTTATCGAGCGCGCCAATGAGCTGCGCTGCGAATGGACGATGGAGATCGCGGCATGACGACAGTTGAGAGCGTCCAGAACCGCCTCAAAGAGGCTGTGGCAATCCTACGTGGCAAGGACTATAAGGGCGTTGAAGCGGCGGTGTTTTTGAAGTCGGGAGAGATCTCCGGATACGTCAAGCACTACCCGGCAGGCGCAGACACAAGCAGATATGTCTCCGTTTCGGATGAGATCTGGAAGCACTTCAATGGGACGGCTGACGAAGTAGCCGACAAGGCTGTCGCCTTCGCTCGTGACGCAAGGTTCACCTCGGAAACCGCCGAAGCCGATTACCTGCGCTTGCTCCACAGGGCCATCGACTTTGCCCGCGAGCGCGGCCTCGAAGAACCGATCATCAATCCAATCGCGGAACTGGCGAAGAAGATCAGCCGGAACGCGATCACGGATCAGCGGGTAGATTCCTTCGTGGAGAGCGCCGCGTGACCGAGGCCCTGTATCACGCTGCTGCGTTTATCGCGGCAGTCGGCCCCTCCCTAGCCCTGCTTTTTCTCGCAGCGCGCAATGCCTCGCGCTGACAAGGATACTGCTATGTCTGTCGCCATCGTTGAAAGGGACGAGCCGCCGGCTCCCCAGAACACAAGCAGCGCCGCGCCCATTTCTGCTGCATCTGAGGCTGCATCCATCCTCAGCGTCATCGAGCGCATGGCCCTTGATCCGAACATCGATCCAGACCGGATCGAGCGGTTCATCGACCTGAAAGAGCGAATGGAGCAGCGGGCGGCAGAGCGCGCCTACAGCGAGGCGTTCGCCGCGATGACACCGAACCTCCCAGCAATCTCCCGGCGGGGCAAGGGGCACAACAACACCCAATACGCCAAATGGGAGGACATCCAGGATGGCATCATCCCGATCATATCCCGGCACGGGTTTGGGCTCTCGTTCAAGATCGCTCAAAACAACAACACGGTGACTGTAACAGCCACCCTCCTGCACAATGGCGGCCACAAGGATAGTACCGATTTCGTGACAGCGCCGGACAAGGGACCCGGCCGGAATGATATCCAAGCCATCGGCTCGGCGATCAGCTACGGCAAGAGATATGCCGCTTGCGCTCTGCTGAACATCCGAGTCGCGGGAGAGGACGACGATGGCCGCAAGGCTGGCCTCACGGGTGATGACGTTAAGCCGATCAGCGCCGAACAGCTATCAGAACTGCAACGAGCTCTAGGCGACACCGGGACTGATATTGCGCGGTTCTGTCGCTTCCACAAGATCGATGCGCTGCCGGACCTGCCAGCGGCAAAGCTCGCCTCCGCTATCGCCGGCATCAAGCGGGCGGCGTCGGAGCGCGCGACGAGGGGGGCGTCCCGATGACAGATATCGTCCAAGGCTCGCAGGAATGGCACCAGATCAGGCTCGGCAAGGTGACGGCATCGCGCGTCGCAGATGTCACTGCCCGCACGAAATCCGGCTACTCGGCTTCGCGCGCGAACTACGCCGCAGAACTGATCGTCCAGCGCCTCACCGGCAATCCAACAGAGAGCTACACAAACGCAGCAATGCAATGGGGCACCGACATGGAGCCGGACGCCCGTGTCGCGTATGAATTTTATGCTGGCGTCGACGTGGCGCAGATCGGGTTCGTCGACCACCCAACAATCGCGGCCTCGGGCGCTTCGCCGGACGGGCTTGTCGGAGATGACGGGCTGGTGGAGATTAAATGCCCAAACACAGCCACCCACCTCGAAACGCTAACCACGCAGAAGGTCGCTAGTAAATACGTCACGCAGATGCAGTGGCAGATGGCCGCGACCGGCCGTCAGTGGTGTGATTTCGTCTCGTACGACCCGCGACTGCCAGAGCATCTGCGGCTATTCGTCAAGCGCGTACCGAGGGACGATGCGCTTATCAGCGAGCTTGAGGCCGAGGTAATCGCGTTCCTCAAGGAGGTCGATGATAGGGTTGCATCGCTCGATGCCCTCTACGGGAGGGAGGCAGCATGAGCGCCCCGACGCCTCTCCCCTTCGTTTGGGACGGCGAAGCGTTCCGACCGATCAACCGATACTTCGCCCGTCTTTGCGACAAATATTTCGTTGTCGGAGAGAAATACGATCTTGAGTCCATCGAGGCGCGTTCCGGTCGGAGCCATCGGCACTATTTCGCTGCGATCAGGGAGGCATGGGAGAATCTTCCCGAGCACATGGCAGGTGACTTCCCGTCCGACGAGCACCTTCGTAAGTTTGCGCTGATCAAGGCCGGATACCGAGACGTGCGTTCAATTGTAGCATCGTCAAAGGCCGAGGCTCATCGTCTAGCCGCATTTATCAAACCGATGGATGAATATGCCCTCGTGGCCGTCGAGGCCGCGACAGTGACCGTGGCCACCGCTCAGTCCCAATCCACGAGGGCCATGGGCAAGGAGGCTTTCCAGGCCAGTAAAACCGATGTCCTTGAATACCTCTCCGACCTGATCGGGGTTGCTCCGGCAGAACTGCAAGAGCGCGCGAGGGCGGCATGACACAGATCAACCGTTACCTCGAAGATGAGCACATGGACCGGATTGACCATGCTCTTGGGCGGCCGCTGGACCCTATGGCTGAGACCTACCGAAACCACTACGTGACCGACGCTAACGGGACAGAGGCTGAGGAAATGCGCGCATCGCCGCTCTGGCGCGGCGGTAATGATGTCACCGGGATGGCCACCTTCCACGTGACCGGCGATGGATGCAAGGCTCTGACCGATCACCTGAAACAGATCCGCGACCCGCATCGCGCCTTCGTCGTGACCTTTGATGGCTTCGACGCGACAGTCGTGTCCACGTCTCCGGCGAAGGCTCGGTATGAATACTGGCTCCGAGTTTCCGACTGTTGGCCGGATCTAAAATTCAGTGAGTTCCTGCGCGGTGCCAAGGTTCTGAGGGCGGTATGACTGGCCGCAGTGTGCCCGAGTGGGAGGGCGCGACACCAGATGCCGCCATACCTCCCCGCGTCAAGCTCCGCATCTGGGAGCACCACGAGGGCCGCTGCTACCTCACCGGCAGGAAGATTATGCCGGGCGACCCATACGATTTTGATCATATCACGGCCCTCTGCAATGGCGGGAGGCACGCTGAAAGCAACCTCGCCCCCGTGTTGCGGGAGGCTCACAAGGCCAAGACCGCGGATGATCGCGCCATGAAGGCGAAGGTCGACCGTGTGCGGAAAAAGCACCTTGGTCTCACGCCGCCGAGCCGAATGCCCGGCAGCAAGAACAGCAAGATCAAGCGCAAGATTAATGGGCAGACCGTGGATCGATTGACCGGCGAGCCAATTGGAGGATACCGACGTGGCTAAGATCACAATCAAAACCGCAACCGAATATGATGCAAAATACCTGCATGCCGACTGCGGCGTCAGATATTGGGAGGATGCCATTGTAAACGGCGGCACAGACGATGAAGGAGCTCTAATCCCATTCCGCGACGGCGACACATGGTGCCCAGTCATTGAGATCGAGACAGGCATCATTGTGGGCTGGCCGAAAGGTACTACAGCAGACCTGCATTACAAGGTGTGCGACGAGGGGAAGTACACCCTTCTCGACGCACACAAAGAGAAGATCATCAGCATCGACGGCTATGTGCCAAGGATCATGTCCCCCGGAGGCAATGGATACGGCGATTACGTCATCATGACCATTGATGGTGATGGGCGAATTGCTGGCTGGCACGCCGACCTCTCCAGCTTCGAGGAATCCTCCAATGACCACTGACACCGCAGATACCGGCGTAGCAGCCGATGAGCTGAAAGCATTCATCGAGCGTATCGAGCGGCTCGAAGAGGAAAAGGCCAGCGTCTCCGGCGACATCAAGGAAGTGTACGCCGAGCTGAAGGGTCGTGGCTTCGATGGGAAGGCCATTCGCAAGATCGTCCAGCTCCGCAAGAAATCGCGCGATGAGCGCGCCGAGGAAGAGGCGATTCTTGAGCTTTACCTACAGGCACTTGGGATGGAGGCGGCGTGATGGGCTGGGGCATCTTGGATTTTATCTTCGGCCCATCCGGCGACATACAGCAGAAGCTCCGGCTTATCGAAGGCCGCGTTTACAGCCTCAAAGCGGAAAACACCCGGCTTGCAGCTGAGTGTCATGAACTGCGGCGGCAGTTGAACGAGGCCCGCGCGGCCATCACGGCAGCATCTGACGCGCTGCTTCAGGTTGATACCTCGCCGATCACGGAGGCCGGCAATGACCACCTATGACCTCTCCACCCTCCGTGACCTGCTGGTGCGGGTAGAGACGCCCGCGCTCGCGGCTCAGTTCGCATACGAATTCGCCGACGCCATGCTCAAGGAAAGGACACGCCATGACAGTCAAGATACCTGACAGCCTGCCGTGGAGTGCAAACGGCGACGGTGCCGGCAGCATCCAGAATTCAACCGGCGGGTGGCTGACCAATGAGGCCGACATCAACGAGCGAACCGCCTACATAGTCCACGCCTGCAATGCCTATCCGAAGCTGGTGGAAGCGTTGAAGGACATTCTCGCATGGGATGAGAGGCGCGGGTATCTCGTACCATACAAACAACGCGATCCCGCCCGCGCCGCCCTTAAAGCCGCTGGAGCAGAGCCATGACCGATGCACGCGAAAGATTGGCGCGCGCAATATGCACTGCATTCCACGGCGATGACGACTACTGGACCAGCTTCGATGCCGAGGCAGACTCTGTTCTTACCGCCCTGAACCTCACCCCAGACGCCGCCACCGCCCTAATGGACGGTACAGCGGTTGTCGTGCCGGTGGAGCCGACAGACGAGCAGTTGAGGGCGCTTGAGAAGGCAGGCGGGTTCAATCTCACCGGCTATTTAGACGCCCTCGCCGCCAGCCCCTACCGGAGTAACAGCGATGGCGCGTAGGCGAAAGCTATCGGACGACCGGGATATTGCCATGCGGCAAATGTCAACTGATCTGGCAAAGGGCTCGTTCGTCGTCACGGCTCTGGCCCGCTGGCAGCACCAGATCATGGAGTTCATCCACGAGGAATATATCGCCCCGCTCCGCGCTGAAAATGCCGAACTGCGGGCCAAGATACAGGAGTTGCAGGCTCATGCAGACTGACGCGCCAGGCTCTTTTGACGCATGGCCCCTAAGCGAATACGGACCGGGCCGCATCCACACAAATGACGAGGTCAGAATTTGGCACGCAGCTGTCGCTTGGGCGACAGCACGGGAGAGGGAGAGAGAGAAGCAGCGTCTCATAGCGGGGGTAAGGGATGGTTCAATCGCCGCTTTTGTTAACTATGGCCATGATCTGCCTGATACCAGTGATCTCGACTGCCCGTACTGTGGCGGATCGGGCCACAAGGATGACGTTCGCGGGGAGACTTGGCTTCCGATTGCGACCGCGCCGAAAGACGGTACGCCCGTGCTCTGCTTTACGCCGGACAACGACTTCAGCGCGATCACAGGCATCGACGTGCTTTGGTGGGATGATGACGACTGGCTTTACGCCGGCTCGCCAGTGGCGTTCCAGCCCACACACTGGATGCCGTTACCTGCCGCCCCGCCATCACCAGCCGCTGTTGACGACAACAAAGCGCCGGACGACGCCCGATATGGTGATTCCCATATCGGAACCGAACCGCCTACTGCCTGCATGAATTGGGCCGGCTGGGACGCCAGTAACCTGCCATGGAGCGCGGCTCATCATCAGGACCGGGTTTGTCGAGCAGTCTTTGGAGAGGCGTGGTCGATGGGCCAAGCAAACAAACTCATATCGTTGATTGAGCGGACTTGGAGTACGCCCAACCGCGCCGAGCCGCCCGCAGACCATATTCCTGACGCCAAGAAAATGGTCGCCACCACCGCCCAGACCGAACCACCGCCTGCCTATCCGGCAGAAGAGCGCGAGGCGTGTGCAAAGGTGGCGGAATCATTCGGGCCGAATCGACCTCTTCAATGTAAACGGCCAATACCCGAGCGCATCATAGGGCGGTGGGAAGGTGAGCAGGCAGCCAGCGCTGCGATTGCCGCCGCCATCCGCGCCCGTGATGTCCTCAACACACCCCTCCCCCCTCTATCAGGAGAAGAGAAGGGGGGAGATGGATGACGAACGATGAAGCGCCGGTTCGGCTGGAGGATGCGATCGCGCTCGCATTCCCCCACGGCGGCATGACTGTTGCCGGCCTTCGCCGGGAAGCCGCCCGAGGCCGATTGTCAATCTGGCGGATCGCCAATAAAGATTTTACGTCACTGTCCGCCATTCGTGAGATGCTGGAAAAATGTCGCGTCGATTGCAGCCCCCCAAGCTTGTCCTCCGTCCAGCCGAGGAAGACCGGGGGGCGGTCTGGATCATATACTACCAGCGACGCCGCTACAGCACTGGCTGCGGCGAGAGCGACCGTTCGGGGGCTCAAGAGGCACTAGAGCGGTTTCTTGCGAAGCTCAGGGTCGAAGACGGACTGCCTTCATCCGCCCCAGCCCATGGCGTTTTTGTTGCCGACGCCCTCACGCTCTATCTGACAGAAAAGCAGGATGAAGTAGCGAGGAAGGGCGAGCTGGCCTCCAGAATCGATACGCTCCTCGACTTCTGGGGAGACAAAACCCTCGCCGACATCCACGAGGATAGCTGTAAAGATTACGCCAAGGCCCGCACAACGCCTGCGGCCGCACGACGTGAACTGGAAGATCTCCGCGCCGCAGTCGCGATGGCCATCCGCAAGGGCATATGCCGCGAATCGGTCAAGGTGACGCTCCCGCCCAAGCCCCGAGGGCGGGTCCGATTTATGACGCGCGACGAAGTAGCCCGGCTGCTCTGGACAGCTTGGCGGCGGAAAGAGATACAGAAGGGTGAGGATACCGCCAAATATACTACTCGCCACGTTGCCAGATACATCCTGGCCGCCTTGTATACTGGATCCAGATCGGCCCGCGTTCATCGCGCATCATTTTATCCGGAAGACGGTCGGCCATTCTTCGATCTCGACGCGGGTATATTCTACCGTATGTCGCCTGACGAGAAAATACGGCCCAACAAACGAGCGCCACCAATCCGCATACCCGCCCGTTTGATGGCGCACATGAAGCGATGGAAGGCGATGGGTCTGCGATACCCCGTCGAGTATAATGGCAAGCCGGCAGATCCGAAGAAGGCGTTTCGCGCCACAGTAGCTCGCGCCCGGCTTAGCGACGACATCGTCAGGCACACGTTCCGGCATACGACGGTTACATGGCTGATGCAGGCGGGCATGCCGGTTTACGATGTGGCGGGGTTTGCCGGGATGTCTGAAAAAGTCGTGGAAGAGGTCTACGGTCACCACCATCCGGATCATCACGCCGGGATCAGTGACGCATTCACTTCGGGACGAGCAGGACGGAGGAAAGCGTGA